TATATCGACGCTGGGTATGAGCCAGACAACGCACGTTCACAAGCAAGTCGATTGATGTCAACAAATGCCAACATTTCTGCGCGTGTTGCTGAGATACAAGGCAAGGCCGCTAAAAAGGTGGAATTGACATTGGCTGACATCATTGAAGAGCTGCAAGAGGCTCGTGAGCTTTCAAGGGTAAATGGCCAAGGCGCTGCTATGGTATCGGCCTCAAAAGCTAAGGCTGAATTGCTTGGGCTTGGTGCTGCTAAGAAGATTGAATTGGGCGGCGCTGATGGTGGCCCGCTTCAAGTCCAAATGATTGAACGGCGTATCGTTGACAGTTCTGAGGATTGACACGCCACGTTGGTCAAAGCCGCTTTTGGCACCGGCTCGCTACAAGGGTGCATACGGCGGTCGGGGTTCTGGCAAATCGCATTTCTTTGCTGAGTTGCTGATTGAACGGTGCTTGATGGCTGAGACGCGGGCGGTGTGCGTTCGTGAAATCCAGAAGAGTTTGAAGGATTCGGTTAAGCAGTTGCTGCATGACAAGATTGTCAAGCTGGGGCTGCAAGCGTTCTTTGCGTCATCGACTGACACCGAGATACAAGGCCGCAACGGTTCGCGCATTGTGTTTGCCGGGATGCAAAACCACACGGCTGATAGTTTCAAGTCGTTTGAAGGTTTTGACATAGCGTGGGTGGAAGAGGCGCAAAGCCTTTCATCCAAGTCACTGCGGACATTGACGCCAACCATTCGTAAGCCTGGCTCTGAGATTTGGTTCAGTTGGAACCCTGCCAAGGCTGATGACCCTGTTGACGCGCTCTTGAGGGGCTCTGCGCCACCGTCTGATGCAATCGTGGTGTCTGTCAATTGGTCGGACAATCCCTGGTTTCCTGTGGCCTTGAAAGAGGACATGGAACGGGATCGGCAGCGTGACTCTGACATGGCCGCGCACGTTTGGGATGGCAAGTATCTAAGCCAGTCACAGGCCACGGTGTTTAGGAATTGGCGTGTTGAGGAGTTCGAGACGCCCGCCAATGCAGTGCATCGCTTCGGTGCTGACTGGGGCTTTGCTAACGATCCTACAGTGATTATTCGGGCGCACATTGTCGGTCGAGAGATACGCATTGACCATTGTGAAGCGGGCGTCGGTGTTGAGATAGACGCAACGCCTGCGATGTTCGACAAGGTGCCACACGCTCGCCGATGGCCAATCTGTGCGGATAGCGCACGGCCTGAAACGATTAGCTACATGCGCCGTGCTGGCTTCAAGATGGTGTCAGCGGTCAAGGGGCCGGGCTCTATCGAAGAGGGTGTGCGGTTCTTGAAGGCTTATGACATCGTGGTTCATCCGCGCTGTTCTGCGCTTTTGCGGCAAGAGTTGGAGAATTACTCTTACAAGGTCGATCCCTTGACGGAGCAGGTTCTTCCCATTCTGGACGATCGATACAACAACACGATAGACGCGCTGAGATACGCCTGCGAGGTCGTTCGCAAGGCTGGCAAGGCAAAAGACGAAGACACCAACAAGCCCAAACCTAGGGACTACGGCCTAAGACGGGCTTCGGAGGATAACTCGTGGATGACAGTTTAGACCAACCAGAAACCATGCAGGAGGAGGTTGATTACGGCCCCGAGCTTATGCGTGTGGTGGGTCTGGTTGAGGACAGCGTGTCTGACACCATCAAAAGCCGTGATTGGTCTGTGCTTGGTCGCCAATTCTATGACGGGCAGCAATACACGCCGCAAGAGTTGGAAGCGTTCAAACGCCTTCGCCTGCCTGACGTGGTGCTTAACTATGTGCAACCGGCTGTTAACTCGATTACCGGCGTTGCTCGCAATATGCAGGTTGATCCGCGTGCTTTGCCTCGCAATCCTGACGATGAGCAAGCCGCTGAGATTGCAACCAAGGTTCTGCGCTATATCAGCGACATAAACCGCTTTGACACGATGACACGCGGCGACTGTCTTGAAGATGCCGTCGTTGGTCATGCCGGTGCGGTCATGATTACTTGGGACGACGAGACGCAAGACATTGGCTGCGAGCGCGTCAAGAACGAGGAGCTGATCTGGGACGCTGCAAGCCGTGAATACGACTTTACCGACGCGCGTTATATGGGTCGGCATCGTTGGGGCTGGATCGAAGACCTTGTGGCCATGTTTCCTGACAAGGCTAACAAGCTAAACGCCTCTCAACAGGAATCGGTCGCGCTTGATCCTGCAATGGATGACAAGCCCCGCTTTCAATGGGCTGACAGGGGCAAGACAGGCGGTCGCGTTGCTGTGGTTGAGTTATATCACCGTGAGCGTGGCACATGGATGCGGTCGCTGTTTACGCGCTCCTGTATGTTAGAGCATGGGCCTAGCCCTTTGCTTGATGCACGCGGCAAGCCTTCCTGCGGCATTGTGGCGTTCTCGATTTATTTGGACGTTGACAACAATCGCTATGGTCCAATCCAGACCATGATCCCGGTGCAAAAAGAGGCCAACAAACGGCGTCAAAAGCTGTTGCAACATGCCAATAATCGTCAGCTTGTGATGAGTGCTGACCCGAATGTGATTATCGATGCTGACATCGAGACGGCACGACGCGAAGCGGCTAGACCTGACGGCGTCATTCCGATTGGGTATCAGCCTGTTTCGGCTGGTGAGATGGCAGCGTTCCAAGCGCAATTGCTACAGGACGCTAAACAGCACATTGACCGCCTTACGCCTGCGCCTGCTGTATTGGGTCGCCAAGACGCCAACCAGTCTGGGCGGGCGATTATGGCGCGGCAGCAGGCAGGCATGCAGGAGCTTAGCCCTGTGTTCGTTCGCTTGGCTGACTTCACCCTGCGTTGCTATCGGGCAATGTGGGCAAGGGCTCGCCAGTATTACAACGAACCAAAGATGATCCGCATTACGGACGATATGAAAAGCATCCAGATGCTGCAAATCAATGAGCCGATTGTGCAGATGGTGCCACAGGAACAGATGGGGCCATTCGGCGTGCCGTTTACGATTATGGTGCCGCAAGTCACGGGGTATAAGAACCGCCTGGCTGAAATGCAAATGGACATCATCGTTGATGCTCAACCTGACACGGCAGCGTTGCAGGAAGAGCAGTTCCAAGGGCTGGCACAGATGGCGGCTAATGGCCTGCCGATCCCGCCTGAGTTGATTATTCGGGCGTCAAGCCTGCCAAACAAACGTGAATTACTGGAATTGCTGCAATCCGCCAAGGGCCAACCAAATCCAGATCAGCAGGCGGAGGCCCAAAAAGGCAGCGCTGAGGCTGAGAAGTTAGCTGCGGAGGCTGAGTACAAGAAGTCTCAAGCCGCGCAAATTCAACAGAATATGGGAATGAATGCTGCAATGGCGTTCAATCCTATGGGGCCGCCGCCGGGCATGACGGGCGCTTCACCTATGGCCACGGTGTAAAACTGACCAAACCGCCGCCGGGTTGTCGGGCGTATCAGGCCGCCGCTGTTCGGGCGCTGCAAGGATGAATACCCATGTCTGACCCTTTAGCTTTTTTGGATAGCAATGAACCCGAGGCAGATGCCGAGGTGACAACGCAAGAGGCACCCGTTCAAGAGCCGCAAGCCGCTGCTGTTGATCCTGAGCCCGTTTCAGAGCCGATTGTTCAACAAGAGCCAATTGCGGAGCCTCGTGTTCCATTAGCGGCACTTCACGAAGAGCGGTTTAAGCGTCAAGAGGCAGAACAACGCGCTGCATATTTGGAGCAGTTTGTTCAGCCGCCTCAAGAGGATGAATACATTGACCCTGTGGTGCAGCTACAGGCTCAAATGCAATCCATGCGCTTGGAAATGTCCAAAGAATTGGCCAAACAGACCCACGGGGTTGAGTTGGTCGAGAAGGCTCATGAATGGGCGTTTAACAAATGCAGTGTTGATCCGTTCTTTAATCAACGCATGGCGCAATCCTTGAACCCCTATGCTGAAGCCGTTGCTGAATTCAAACGCGACCAGATCGCAAGCCAAGTAACGCCGGAGACCTTTGCGGCCTTCCAAGCGTGGCAACAGCAACAGATGCAAACCCAACAACCTGCCGCTGCGGTTCCGCCAGCGGTTTCACAACAACCTGCGATGACGTCTCTCAAGTCGATTGCCCAAGCCGGTGGGGTTAAGCCTCAACGTCAGACTGGGCCAGTCAACGAACAGGACGTGTTCAACGCAATGTTCCCATAAGGATCAAAACCAATGGCTACTACCACTGTTGTCACGGCCAATGAACTTATTAAGTTTCAGCCGGACTATTTCAAAGCCTATCTTCGCAAGACTGGCCTTACCCCATTCATGGGTTCGGGCATGGATAAGGTCATCAAGACCTATTCCGATCTGAACGACGAAGGCAAGGAACTCAACGTTCCAATCGTGTTCCCTGTAAAGAATACCGGCACCGGCACTGGCCAATTGGCTGGTAACGAAGCCTCTATCCCAAACAACTCGCTGCGTATTCGCCCTGTGTGGCGTCGTAACGCTGTAGCTGTAAAGAAGTCGGAGCAAAAGAAAGCCTCCATCGATCTTTACCGCGCGCAACGTGACATGCTGAAAGAGTGGTCGTCTTTCGATCTCAAGTATCGCTTGCACGACGCTTTGTCGGTGGTTGCGTTCGATGACACAGCCTTCAACGAAGAAGATGGCGTCGAATCTTGGATTCCCTATGCCAACGCAAACGCAACCCAGCGCAACGCATTCATCACGTCCAACGCTGACCGCGTTTGGTTTGGTGGTGCAACCACTAACGAAATCGTGGCCGGTAACTTTGCATCGTCTTTGGCTAACGTCGCAAGCGCCGAGCGTTTGAGCCGTGCGCACATCGACAGCGTTAAGGCCCTGGCAATGACGGAAAGCCGCACTGACAGCTTGGTCAATGCTCTGCGTCCAATGGCGTTCGGTGAAGATGGCGTTGAGAAGTTTGTCATGTTCGCTCCGACTGTGGCATTTAACCACTTGAAAGCTGACTTGGAAACCGCCAACACCAATGGCCGTCCTCGTGGCGTTGACAACATCGTTTTCAGCGGTGGTGTGTTGGAATACAACGGCGTTCTGATTGTTGAGCTGCCTGAATTGCCTCGCTTGGTTGGCGTTGGTGCATCGTCTGCTGACGTGGCTCCTAGCTACTTCTGCGGCGCACAGGCTTTGGCGATGGCTTGGGGTCAAATGCCTCGCTTCACCAAAGACACCAACAACGATTACGACTTCATCAACAATGTCGGCATCGAAGAACAACGCGGCATTGCGAAGGTCATGTTTGGCAACCGCCAGCACGGCATCGTGAGCGTGTTCACTGGTATCTAATCCTGAGCCCGCTGCTTAGGTGGCGGGCCTTTTCTTCTTTCACAAGGATACAAGACAATGGCTCTTGCAAATGGTTTGACTAAC